CGAGTATTCCCGTACAGCGTTCTGCACATTCTGCAACGCTTCCTGTTCAAAGGTGAGGTTCTTTTTCATGCGAATTGTTTTAATGAGGCTTTCCATCGTTTGGATGCTTCGGTTAGTATTAGTGTGTTTAGATCGCGGAGGTAGTTAGCGCGTATCGTTGCGGTTGATTTGATCTCGGAGTGAAACATCAGGCACATTTTGATGCGCTCGTTTTCGTTCTCAATCAGAAACATAAGCCTCTCATTGCTCATTGTTGGTAGCGACTTGGCTACTTCGATCAGGTCTGCCATGTTAGAAAGTTGAATCGGTTATGTAGAGAAAGTCGGACGGTGACGGGTAGATCGGGTTCTTGCGACACTGACCGGATAGCTTGATTGCTTTTCTTAACTCATGGTCAGCGGCTAATCTTCGCTCGTACATTCTCTGGTCGATACACTCCTGATCAAGGCATTTAGTCTGGTCTGGGAATGTTGTTGTAAAAATCTGATCGCAATGTGAGCAGGCGATCTGTTCAGGCTTAAAGTTGCGATCTTTCTCTCGTTGCTTTTCGCGCCATTCTTGGTATCTATCTTCGTCCATTGGTGGTTGTTTTTAGTTCGTTTGATTTGATATGTAAATGTACTTTGATTTTGTTTACGAAATACATTCGGGGTCAATTATTTTTGGGGAAATAGCGTAATGTGCTGAAAATCAACCTAACTTTTTTAGAACGGGGATAGGAAATCTGCATTAGGTAGCATCTTTTCGGGCAAATAGTCCAGATCAACGAATTTGGTCTTGTCGCCAATAAAGCCCACATTGATTGATCCGGTCGCACCGTCACGATTCTTCGCCACAATAATTTCCGCTTTCCCCGTAGTGTCATTACCCGCCTCATCGCGCATTTCACCGTAATACTCTGGGCGGTGAATAAACAACACCATATCCGCATCCTGTTCGATCTGCCCCGACTCCCGTAAATCAGATAGCTGTGGACGCTTAGAACCGCCCCTAATTTCAACGCTCCGGTTAAGTTGGGCTAAGGCTATCACCGGACAATCACACACCTTAGAAACCTCTTTAATGCCTCTTGAAACTTCGGCAATCACTTGTTCGCGGTTTTTCCCTTTCTCATTGTCGCCCTTCAATAGTTGCAGGTAGTCAACCACGATTAATATTTTACCCTTATTTTTTCGCCTGAACTTTAAGCACTTAACCTTAAAGTCAGAAATAGTAATCGGTGTCTGATCGTCGATGAACATGGGCAGCCGCTCCAATCTTCCCCGCGCGTGTTCAACCTCAATAGCCTGATGTTCAGTTAGTCGCCCTTGCTTGTAATCGTAACCGTCAATGCTTGACTCTGTGATAACTAAACGCTGAGTTAGTTGTGCCTCGGACATTTCGATACTGAAGATCAGAACCGGACAAGCGCAGAACCGCGCAAAGTGCATCGCAAGGGATGTTTTGCCCATTGCCGGACGCGCAGCAAGTACGATCAGGTTAGCGTTCTGCCAACCCATTGTGATGCGGTCTAATTCAACCAATCCAGTCTTAACGCCCGTAACAGTTCCATCCAATTTCGCGCTATTTCGATTCCAATACGCATCGGCATCACGTTTGATTGCTTCGAGGATGTGAACCGCGTCACGACCAGATACCGTGTGATTCAGCGTAAAGTCGTACAGGTTCTTAATAGCATCCTGCAAATCAAAAACATCGGCGGTATCTTCAAAAGCCCTGATAGCTAATGAATTGCAGATAGAAATAATTTCCCGTTTGATGTAATTTTGCAACACTATCCGCGCATGGGCTTCGATGTTAACCGCGCTCCCTACCCGATTAGTTAGCTGAGAAATGTACATCACACCGCCGGCATCCTCCAAATAACCATCCTTTTTCAACCTTTGAACAACCGTAACCATATCAATAGGCTCGCGGTCTGTTCGCAGCCTGATGATAGATTGCCAGATTAAGCCATTTTTAGGCACGTAGAAACACTTATCTGTAAGGATTGGGGCTACCGTATCAATCGCGTCCGATTCGAGCAATACAGCCCCTATGACGATTTCTTCTAATTCGGTTGCCTGTGGTGGTTTTCTGTCGATCATTTCTTACTACTTAACGGGTGAGGCTTGTAATATGTTGGTGTATTGGGCTGATCTTTAGCCATTTGTTTTAGTTCTGATCCAATCCAGTTGGCGCACCATCGCTTAGCTTCAGTTAGTGCCATGTATTCCTGACCTTGAGTTGAAACGTGTATGATCCAAGACTTTACAGCAGTTTCGACGCGATTCATCGTGATCTTGTATTTTCGGCAAACGGACTCCTTCCATGTTATTTCCCCGATCAGCGTGGTTTCAAGTTCGTTCCAATCGGAAAAAATCCGCGTTCCGGTGGGGTTGAAAAGAGGTTTGGTTTTGGGACTATCCGTTTTGCTCGTTTGGGCGGTGGTACTTTCTTGTCCTGTTTGGGATAATAAATCTTGACCTTCATCTTCTAATTCTGTTTCTACTTCGTTTCTACTTCGTTTCGTTTCTAGCGGCGGACTGCGGACAATTGACGGCGGGTTGTCAGCGGGTGGCGGAAACTTGCTGACCATTGTCCGAAGCCGTTGATTAAATTCGTTGATTCGCAAATACTTACGATAATTTACCTCGTAAACGAACACCAACCCGTTACCTTCCAATTCCCTAATCCAGTCTTCGATGTCGCACGATTTGACCGATTCGATTTTAAGCGGGAACAATGCCGCAATTAACAGGCTCGGATGGGCATGAAAATATCCGAAGTCATCAGCCTTCATTATTAACCGCGTGAACATTCTTTCCGCTTCTGGGCTGAGCATATTGATACGCTCACTATCCGTCCAGTCACGGAGTATTCGATTTGCCATAGTCATAAAAAAGTATGCGTACCAATCACAAAGGACATCCCATTACCTAGCGGTAATAAGCAGTGTGACGGTACGCAATTTGAGTGTTTTCATAGTATTGGATGTCAACAATACCCTACAAACCTACGGATTATTTCGGTTAGAACAAAGTAGTCTGCTTCTTTTCTTCCACAGCCGATGCGATATTTTTCTTCGCTAGATCAAAATACGATTCTTTGAGTTCAAATCCGATACCTTTGCGCCCCATTTTTACCGCCTGAAATACTTCAGATCCGATTCCCATAAATGGCGTGAATACCGTGTCGCCTTCGTTACTGTAAAGCAATATGAGGCGTTCTATTGTATCTAACTGTAACGGGCAAATATGCTTTTCGTCGTTCTCTTCACGACCGTTACGATAACCCTGTAATGTGTTTCCGTAATCAATATCCATCCAAACCGGACTAGCTATTTTCTGCCAAAGGTCAACGGGTATATTTGTGTTTGTCACAGGATCGGTACGCTCCCCATCTTTACGGAAAATCATTACATAATCTGGAATGCCAACCCGACTCATCGTGCTGTCTTTCTTCACTTGCTTATGAAGCAGTCCGAGTGCTTTCGTGCGTTGCATTTCAACCACTGGATCTTTCCATATTGTCACACGTGATGCGTAAATAAATCCGGCATCTTCAAATGCTCTCAAAATCATTCCAGAGAAGTCGCGCAATCCAATGAATCCTTCCTTTCCTTTTTGAATCGGTAAGTCCATGCAGTGTACGCAAACGTTACGACCTGACTTCATTACGCGGTGCATTTGCTTTATCAGAAATCCGAACTGAGTAAGAAATTCATTATAGTCTTTTGAGTTACCCATATCTTCAACGTGGGAACTGTATGTATAAAGTTCTGCAAACGGGGGAGAGAAAACTGACAACCCAATCGACTCATCTGGCACGTCCTGAATAAGTTTTACGCAGTCCCCGCGCTTAATATCAAACCATTCATTTTGTTCCGATAGAGTGTCAAAGTTTCCAGATGTCATTGTTGTGCCTTTTAAGTTATGGTTAATTGCTTCACTCATTTCGTGTCGCATGATTTCAAATTGTTTTTGTTTCGTGTCAATCGCTGCACGTACATTGGTCATGGTGTCGGTGGTAATTAAATACACATCAACCTCATTCTTTTGTCCGAAACGGTACGACCTGCGAATAGCCTGATATAGTCCCTCGAATGAAAAGTCAAGAGACGCAAAGATTTGGTTTCTGCAATTCTGATAATTCAGTCCGAACGATGCGATCTTTGTTTTCGTAATTAGGATTCTAAATTCGTTTCGTGCAAATCCCAATAGTTTAGACTCTTTCCATTCGTTCGTGTCTGATCCTTTTACCTCGATTGCGTCCGGCAACAGTTTACGCAACATTTCACCTTCCTCATTTTGCTTAATCCAGATAATGAAATTCTCATCGGGCTTTGCTTTGATAATATCCACAACTTCACTCATGCGCTCAACCTTTGTCAATCGCAATTCAGAGTTAAAGTTGGTCGCGGATATTGCGGTGTCATTAAATAATGAACCATTATCGCGTTGTGGTGTTTCAATTTGTCGCTCCAATAAATTAAGAGACGGCAAATCGTAACCTACCATATCAAATCCAATGTCCTGTGGTCTACTCAACATGATAGCCCATGATCCGACAAACTGATAAAACTGCTTAACCGCGTGTCCTTTAATTCTCCATTTTGCCGTTTCGCCTCCATCGTGAACAAAGTACATTGCTAACATTTGGTTACGACTCATCACATCGAGAAACTCAGAATGGTTTCCTAATTCCATTGGGTCGTTTGGTGACGGCGTTGCAGTACACGCTAATTTATACGGAGTCTTTGAGAATGAGTCAAGTATCTTTTTTTTCGTTTCTCCTTCAAAGTTTTTCAGGATAGAACTTTCATCGAGAACAATTCCGGCAAACATAGAACAGTCGATGTTATCTAACTGCTCGTAATTCGCAATATAAACACCCGCCATTGAACGCGCATCTTCGGAGTACTTATGTACTAGAAGATTAAATTTGTTACCCTCTGAAATAGTTTGACCCGCAACTGCAAGGGGACAAAGTATTAAAACAGATTCGCCAGTGTGCTTAACTACTTGATGCGCCCATTCAAGTTGCTGAATTGTTTTGCCTAATCCGCAATCCTCAAATAATGCATATTTGCCCGCTTTCAATGCGCGTTGAACGCAGAACTTTTGGAAAGGAAATAATAGCGGGTTAAGTTCCGATTGGTCAATATCAAAGCCGGATAATGTGTGGTGTTTTTGTTTCCGCTCCAGAAACAATTCGTAATCGGTCATATATTTTGGTTTAGTTGGTTTCAATTAACAGGGCGGGTATTATCGTGGTTGTCCAGAATAATAGATCAAAGTCCTCCGCGATCACCTCACGCC